AGACTGGGACGCCGCAGAATCAGCAAGCGATCGATCTACTCGTGCAAAGCAATATATCGGGTACCCAAGGTGTGCTGAACATTAAACACTTCCAGAGCACCTATGAGAATCGAATCTATTCGCTGACCTGCACGGTGGAGACGCAGTACGGCGACGCTACAGTGGAGGTGACTTTCTAAGATGGCCTATTTTGCGCCATACATCGACGAGACTGGGTTCCATATGCCGATGTACACGGACATTCGCGATCAGATGATCGCCGATGCGCAGTCGATTTTCGGCTCGGATATTTACCTTGGCATAGATAGCCAGGATTATCAATGGATCTCCGTTGTGGCGAGCATCATCTATGATTCGTTCTTGACTGCACAGGCGGCGTACAATGGCCGTGGTCCATCAACGGCCATCGGCAGTGGTCTTGACGTCATTGTGAAGCTGAACGGCATCAAGCGGGCGCCGCCTTTATACTCGACCTGCTACGTCACGCTGGCGGGTACAGCCGGAGCTACCGTAATAAACGGGGTAGTCGGAGACGTTAATGGATACAGTTGGAATCTTACCAGCCCTATTACGTTTGACGGCACCGGGGCGGCCACCGCACTTGCTACGTGCCAAACATCGGGACCGATCACGGCAAACCCGGGCGAAATCAATAAGATCGTTACACCAACGCTAGGATGGTCGTCTGTCACAAACACGCTGCCGGCGACGGTAGGCGCGAATAAAGAGACGGATGCACAACTTCGGTCGCGGCAGGCGATCAGCACGGCGCAGCCGAGTCGGACCGTGTTAGAAGGTGTAAAAGGCGCAATCGCTGCAGTATCTGGCGTCACGAGGTTTATCGTGTACGAGAACGAAACGAATGCAGCAGACGCCGACGGACTGCCTGCGCACTCCATTACAGCTGTGGTTGAAGGCGGCGCCGATGCAGATGTAGCTCAAGCGATTTTTAGTAAAAAGGGCCCCGGATGCTATACGAACGGCACAACAGCCGTAAATGTGGTTGACGCGTACGGCAATACGGTACCTATTCGGTTTTATCGTCCGACGTATGTGGATATCGATGTCGTTATCAACGTGAAGAAGCTTTCGGGGTATACGACCGACACGAAAACATCCATTCAGAATGCCACTTCAGCATACGAGAACAGCCTCTCGATCGGAGACGATCTTTCCGTCTCCAGTCTGTGGGGCGCTGCGCTCGGGGCGAATACGATACCAACGAAGCCGCTCTTCTCGATCACCGGGCTTACAGCTGCACGCCACGGCGGAGTTCAGGGAACGGATGACATTGTGATCGCGTTTAACGAGGTCACTCGCGGCAACGTCTCTTATATCAGTGTAAACGAATCGTAGGGAGGGGCCTATGGCGATCAGTAAATACACCGATTTGATAACGTCCCAGCATAAGACGCGCCCGAAGTTCATGACGTGGCTGTCTGCGGCGTTGACGATCGTTGACGATGGCGTAACGACGGTAAGTGGATTGCCGGCTGATTTTGATATCGACACGGCGGTAGGCGTGCAGCTCGATGTCCTGGGGCAGATTGTCGGCCGAGAGCGCACCCTAACCTTTCAGCCGACGGACGGCTCTTCGCCGGTGCTTGACGACGATAATTATCGCACTGTACTGAAGGCCAAGATCGCACAAAACCACTGGGACGGCACAATCGGGCAGGTGCAGGAGCTCTGGCAGGCGCTATTTCCGGAGCAGCTGCTTGTCATAGTCGATAACCAAGACATGTCGGTTAACTTGGCGGTGGTCGGCATCACGACACAACTAGAGAAGGATCTCGTCTCAAATGGGTACATCATTCCGAAGCCTGCCGGGGTGAAAGCAAATTATAGCTTCTACGACGACGCGATTTTTGGTTACGACTTATATAATTCTGCGTTCAAAGGTTATGACGAAGGATTCTGGTTCCAATCTGGGCCTTTATTCGCTTACGACTACAATAACAGCGAATTAACCGGCTACGACAAGGGAGCGTGGGCATAATGGCGACAAGCAACTTTAAAGTGTTCAACGAGAATTTCAACAATGCGGAGACGGATGCACAGTATACTGCCGATGCGCAAAGGATCGGCGGCGTCGTGCCTGGCGTCGCGCCATCGGCGCTGCACAACAAGCTCTATCGCCAGACATCGATCATGGCAGCAGCTCTTGGTCAGGTGGTTGCAGATCAAGGTTATGACGCAAGCGACGCTGATTTGACTGCTTTGGAGCAATCATTGAAATCGGCGTTAATTAATCCAGCGACGATCGATTTTATGAGTCGCCAAGCCATCATCAATGGTAATTTTGATGTGTGGCAGCGAGGGACGAGTTTCACTAATCCTAATGGGTATACGGCTGATCGGGTAGCGAATGCAATTAATGCAGACGGCGGATCGTTACCAGCAAACATCATTCATTCCCGTCAAACCCTAACTCCAGGAGACATACCGAGTTCTTACTATTTTTATCGCATAAATGTTGATGGGGCAGGCAGTGGATTTGGTGTTAACGCGGCCTATGAAATATATCATCGGATTGAGAACGCCACTAGATTTCTATGTGGGCTCAATAAAAAGCTGACATTAACTTTTTACGCAAGGAGCACCATAGCAAACAAAAGAATAGGTGTTCAGTTTTCCCAACGATACGGAACAGGTGGATCTCCTTCGGCGTCAGAAAACATTAACGGGCAAATCTTTAATCTGACATCAAATTGGCAAAAGTTCGCCATTACGATCACGACAAACACACTGGTCGGAAAAGTGTTTGGCTCGAACGATGACGATTATTTGCAAATTAGATTTCCTATAATTTGGGGGAGCACAACTGCTTCTACTTATTTCGGAGGCGGAACAGCTGAAACCTTCGGCAGCGCAGGAAATATCGACATCGCGCAAATCCAACTTAACGCGGGAGATCAAGCGTTACCTATTCAGCCGAGGAGTTATGCAGAGGAGTTGGTGCTGTGTCAGCGGTACCTAGAGCGAATTGGCGCCGGTGTTTTTGGTCAATGGTTTTCGGCTACGTCAGCCAAATTATACGGTTCATTTAAGACACAAAAACGAGTAGCTCCTACTTTCACCTTATATTCTTCCACGCCATCTATCGAAGAAATCGGCGTAGCAGATCGAAGTGCGACGGGAGCAACAATTACCGATAATGCAGCGAATTCGCTTGGTTTTACGTTTACAATTGGTGGGTTTAGTGGAGCTACAAGCGGTAATAGGGCTGGAAGCAGACAAGACTTTGTATTCGCCGACGCTGAACTGTGAGGAGGAAAAACATGGACGGAAATAACCATTACATCCGCATCAACACCGACAATATCGTGATCTATGCTTTTTCTGATGCGTTCGAGCAGCCACTCGAAACGGATATTCTCGTGGAATCGAGCGCTGGCCGTCACTATAATCCCGTCATCACTGACGGGCAAGGGAATTACGTCTATAAGTGGGACGGCACCCAGATGGTTGACAGGACGCAGGATTCGGATTATTTACTCGCAAAAACAAAATCGGAAAAGCTTGCTGAAATACAGACAATGCTTAATAGCGCAGTAAAGGCGTTCATTTCGTCAGCTCTTGGGTCCGTACATACCTATGTACTGCCAGATACGCTGGATATGACATTGATCGAGTCTGAGGATCGTTACATGCAGTCTGCAGATTATGACGGCAATCCCGTAACGTGGTATACCGTGGAGGCAGGTTATGTGGACCATTCGAAAGATGAGTTCCATCAAGTTTATCTCGATGGGCGTGCATCCGTGCAACGTAAGAGATATCGTGCAAAGGACCTCATGACTCAAGTCAATACGACATTCGCAGCGAACGATTTAACGACACTGCAATCAATCGATGTGGCCGGTGCAGATTGGAGCTGATAGGCTATGGAGATCAAGCCCGCTGACCTCGTCCTCGTGCGCGGTACTGGCCCGGTGGCGGATATTATCAAGCGCGTCACGAACAGCCCTTACAGTCACGTCGCCATGTTAGTAAAACCGAACGAGCTCATTGAGGCCCAGGGATTCCGGAACACCGGATACCAGGGCCTCGACTTTTACCAAGGATGCTCTGACATTTATACGCTCGACATGCTCACCGAGGACCAGCGGGCTCGGATTGTCGCTCATATGATGCAGGAGGTGGGCGGCAAATACGATTACAAGCTGCTTGCTTGGGAATTCGGGCATTATGTTTTCCACCTCGACCTGCCGTTCCATGAAGATACAGGACACCATGATTGCATGACTGCCGTGGCGGAAGCTTATCGAGTAGTTGTTGACCCTTGGCCGGGAAGGCCATACCCGGTGCCGGGTAACATAGAGCAATTTAGGAAAATAGGCTCCATCTAGCACGCCCCGAACCGATCGGGGCTATTTTATTGTCCGCAGGGGCGGAAAGGATATGACGATGGTTAAACTCTTGTTTTCGAACCTATCTTCTGCTGCCATAGGTTCAACCGGCAAGGAGGCGGCCGCCGGCGGCGCTATTGCCTTTATTGGTACATTCGCCTCGTCATACCTGGGCGGCTGGGACACGGCAATTAAGCTGCTCTTTGTCCTAATGGTCGCCGACTATGTAACGGGGCTCCTCGGGGCGATCAAGCAAAAGAAAGTTGACTCCGAAGTCATGTTCTGGGGCGGTGTTCGTAAAGGTGTTGTGCTGCTTGTTATCTCGATAGCTGCTCTCTGCGATTCGTGGATTTCCGCCGGCTCTCCGGTATTTAGGACAATAGCCGTATATTTTTACGCTGGACGTGAAGGGCTATCGGTAGTTGAAAATGTCGGCATTCTTGGCGTTCCATTGCCAGCGCAATTAGTTTCATTTCTTGAGCAGCTGAAGCAGAAAGGGGAATCATCCGATGGCAAAGGGCTTTGATTGTGCGACACCGCTAACGGCGGACACCGCGGCGGCATTCCGGGCGAACGGATATGACTTCGTAGCCCGTTACCTTGTACTGCCTGAAAAGTATTGGAAGGCTCTGACGAAGGAGGAGGCCGACCTCATCCAAGCCGCGGGACTCAAGATCGTATCCGTCTTTGAGACAACTGCGGACCGGGCGCTCGGCGGGCATGCAGCGGGGCTTGAGGATGGCGCGACAGCGGCGCAGTGCGCGGCATCAGTCGGACAACCGGATGGCTCGACTATTTACTTCGCCGTCGACTTCGCCCCGACTGCCGCTCAAATGCAGACCGTGATCGATTATATCCGCGGCTGCAACGACGCGACGCCGACGTATTCGACCGGCGTTTACGGCTCCTTCGACGTAGTGACGGCCGTCAAGGCAGCGGGCGCCGCGTCGCACTTGTGGCAAACTTATGCATGGAGCGGCGGCCAGCTCGCGGACTGCCAAGTCTACCAATGGCAAAACGGCGCGGAGTATGACGAGGACAAAAGCTTTGGCTGCGAGGGGTGGTGGGGGGAGACGCCAGCCGCGCCGCCGGCGCCGGTTGCGACGAAACTTGACCCGGGCGTCGCGTTGACAATCATCAATACTTGGATAGTGCCGTCGTACAATGCGACGACCGATCAGGCGCAAAAAGATTACTATCACTGGCTGGCGAACCAGCTGCGCGAAGCTGCTGGCTTGCCGCTGGAGTGAGGTGAATCAGCATGAAAGTCAAAGCGATGGATTGGGACGGCAAGGGTACGAAGGCATGGCGATTTCTTTGCCCGGGCTGCGGTGAGCATCATGCCCCGATCGAGGGCCAGTGGGGATTCAACGGCGATATGGAGCGACCGACGTTTACGCCGTCAATACTGGTCCGCAGCGGTCACTATGCGAAAAATGATGGAGGCGAGTGCTGGTGCACCTTCAAGGAGCGTTTCGGGCGCGAGCCGGGATTCAAGTGCAAAGTGTGCCATAGCTTCGTAACTGACGGTAAAATTCAATTTTTGAACGATTGCACTCATGCACTCGCTGGGCAGATGGTTGATCTGCCGGACTTGGAAGACTAAAAAATAATCGAGGAGCTGAACCTTCAATGAACCTGAATCAATTTGAAATCGTCGTGAACGTCGTATCTGCAGCAACTATCTTGGTCTTATTCCTTTCCCACCGAAAAGGTGTGGCCGATGCCATAAAAAAAGCGCTCGACGGAGCTCAGGTTGCGACAAAGACGCTGGAGCCAATGGTCGCTGCGACGCCGCTTGCTCCATATGTAAATGTGCTTGACGCCATCGAACAGGCAGCTCAAAAGGGCGTTCAACTCGCTCAGCAGTTACACAACGAGGATGCGACAGTCAATCGACCGCAAGTGGCAGTTGACTACGCTCATACCGCATTGCAAGAGCTCGGCATCGAGCTTTCAGACCGGGTGCAAAAACTCGTGGATGGCGCGATTAAGGCGGCGGTGTATGTGCTTAAGCAAAATGCGACAACGACGGCACAGGATGCACCGCCCGAAGAGGCCGAACCCGCGCCGGCGCCGCAACCTGTGATTCCGGATCATGTGCAAAAACTCATGCAGGCCGCAAACGAATTTGCGACGGCTGCGGGACAGTCCGATGCTGCGGCGACCGCCGCTGTTACCACATTTCCACCTACTACATCTACGCCGACAACTGCCGACAAGAAAGTAGCACTGCAGGAGGCGCAATAATCCCAAGCGCTTGTGAATTTGCCCCGCCAGCCGAAGCTAGCGGGGCAGTTTTATTTCAAGACGAGTTCCCATTTTTCGACTGCATCAGCTTGCTCGACGAGTATCCCCAAAAATGTGTTAAAAGGAAGTGTGTGATTGTGTAATTCTAATCCACTATATT